CCAAGCTTCTTAACTACGCTCACACCGTTGAGGGTGTAACTCTTTATCGACTAGCAAAGCGTCTTGGCGTAACACACGGTGCACTACGTTTTCGTCTTGTACGTTACGGTTACAAAAAACCAGTAACTGCAACTTCGAAAGTTTACACTCCGATCCTAAAAGAAAATAGGTTGAAGTAGCAGAGTTATAATATAAGTGGCGAAAGCCCTAGCTAGATAAACCGAAGACAATCCAATAGGAGGTCGGAAAACGTATCTAGATTTGCGGGTCCTACTTTTTTGGTAGGGCCCGCAACTCTTTAACCGGGTGCGCTGTGTGGTAAACTTCAAGTATCGGGGAATCGACTCTCTACCGAAGAAAGCTCACAGCTAATGGCATCCAACTCAAGCTCAGAATATAAAATTGTTGCAGACAAGATTGTTTCCCCTGATGAAGACATCGTTGTCAAAGTCCGCGGGGCCATGTACAAGGACTCCATCGAAGAGCCAAACCGCTACGCCACTATTGGCGAAGTCGGCGAGGGCGGTTCTGGGGTTGTAGGTCCAACAGGCCCCACAGGGGCAACAGGCCATACCGGAGCAACAGGGGCAACAGGTTTAACAGGACCAACGGGTGCCACAGGGGCATCCTCTACCGTTGCAGGCCCTACAGGAGCAACTGGTGCAACCGGAGCAACCGGAGCAACCGGAGCAACCGGAGCAACAGGTGCAGATTCAACTGTTCCAGGTCCAACAGGGGCAACTGGTCCCACAGGAGCCACTGGACCTACGGGTGCCACTGGTCCTACTGGTGCAACAGGAAGCGCTAACACTGGTGACATCACTTTTGACGGTATTCAAATTATCGGTGCTGGCACTGCCTCTGGCGATGGTGGCGGCTACGGAACTATGCAACTTGTTCCAGACGGAGATCTTACGTCAGACCAGTATCTAATCATTGATCCTACTGCTCCTAACCACATCCACATTCGTGCAGGTGGCACCCAAGACGCTTCTACTGCGGATTTAATTCTTGGTGGGGAGAACACTAACGTTCTTGTCTCTGATACTGGAGACTATGTAGACATTAGAACTACCTCAGTTGATTCAAATACATACATATATCGTTTTGACTCAGCTGGATATCTTTCTGGACCTGCAATGGGTGGTCTGTTTGTTTCAGGTCTTCTTAATGGTGAAGGTGATCTTTGGCTTGGGTCATCAGATAATAATGTCATTCTTAGTCCAGGACCTGAAAATTCAGCATATCTGGGAGATGCAAGTACTGTAAATAATCAAATTGCAACTATTGGAGACATTGTTGCTGCTACCGAGCCAGCTGCTACCCGCTGGTCCCCGGTGTTTTCAGCTACTGGCCTAACCTTTACTGGTACTGGAGCAACATACCCGACTTACGAGTCCTACTATGTAAAGTTTGGTCAGATAGTCACCTTCAACATTGCTGTTAGCATGAGTACAGTTACCAACTTTGGTACTGGACAGTTTAAAGTAGAGCTACCCTTCCTTGCGATCCCATCAGCAGCAAACCACTTCTCTGCCTGGGCTTGGGTTGATCCTTCCGAGCCAGCAGATGAACTGAATGGCCACATTCAGATGGTTGCTGATCATCCGCCAAACTCTTTAGTTCTAGACTTACACTGGCTAAAAGAGACAACAGCTACTCCAAAACCATTAATTGAGAGCATACTGTCTCAAGGCAATCCGATTACCTTTACCACTGCTAGCAAGATGTACATTAACGGAACATATATAGCGCAAACTGCTCCATAATAAATCCTGTACACTAGTACCTTATGGGTAAAAGTATTATGGAACAGCTCGCTCTCCTTCCAGAGGAGGAGCGACTAGAGGCTCTTGCTGACATCGATCCAGACTCTCTGATCTGGGACTGGTCCGTTTGGGCGCGTCCAGAGCAGCTAGCCCCGCCCGGTACCGATTGGAATATCTGGCTTGTTATGGCAGGCCGTGGTTTTGGTAAGACTCGCCTAGCAGCAGAATGGGTCCGCGAACAGGCCAAATACACGACTACCGGCCAACGCCGATTCGCACTTGTTGCCCGTACCGCAGCCGACGTCCGTGACGTTATCGTTGAAGGTGAGTCCGGAATCATCAATATCACCCCTCCAAGCGAGCGTCCACTATACGAGCCTTCGAAGCGTCGTCTAACTTGGCCCAACGGAAACACCGCCACACTTTTTACCGCTGACGAACCTGACGGTCTCCGTGGTCCGCAGTTCACTCACGCCTGGGGCGATGAAATTGCAGCTTGGCGTCAGACTCCAGATGCCGCAGGTATGACCGCCTTCGATAACCTTCGAGTTGGTACTCGTCTTGGTGCAACCCCGCAGATGGTTGTTACCACAACCCCCAAGCGAGTTCCACTTCTTTACAAACTTATCGAAGAGTCCAGAACCGACAAAGGTAACGTAATTATTACCAAGGGATCTACCATGGACAATGCTGGAAACCTTTCCAACTCATATCTTGACACCATTACCGGCGTTTACGAAGGTACCGCCTTGGCTCGCCAGGAGCTTTACGGTGAGATGCTCGAGGATCTCGAAGGCTCTATGTGGAATGAAGAGATGGTTGAAGAAGCTAGACATGCTATGTATCCATTCTCTACTCCTCTAAGAGTTATCGGCGTTGACCCTTCTGTTGCTGAAAACCCTCGCGACGAATGTGGAATTGTTGTAGTAGCGTCTACTGCAGATCACGATCTCTACAAGCGCGAAGCATGGGTTCTAGAAGACGCTTCTGTTCACGGCTCTCCAGATACTTGGGCTCGTAAAGTTGTTGAGATGGCACGCAAGTGGGGGTGCCCTGTTGTAGCCGAAGTAAACCAAGGTGGCGCACTAGTTCGAAACGCTATTCTTTCAATCGACCCGAGCATTAAAGTTCTAGAGGTCCACTCTAAGCAAGGTAAACAGCTTCGTGCAGAGCCAATTGTTCTTGCCTACGAGCAAAAGCGCGTCCACCATGTTGGATACCTACAGGACCTAGAGTCTCAGATGTACTCGTGGATTCCAGGCGAAGGAAAATCTCCTGACCGGATTGACGCACTTGTCCACGCTTTAACCGCGCTACTAATTAAACCACCGCCTGGCTTTAGCGGAGGAAAGATACGCGCAAAATCTGTGGCAGACAGAAGACTTCCAAAAAGCTCAATAACTGACCGAGTAAATATCTTTAGAGTCCGCTAATGAAGGTGCTTGCTGATATATTTCCAGCGCACCTAGCAGTAGTTGCCCCCGGGATTTTTGAAGATGTCTATGACCTAAGATCTAATCCACCGACTGAAGATGCCTTTTATCGGAGTACTACCAGGGTTGTTGTTACGGACGAGGCGGTATTTGTTGCTCAGGATGGTCCAAGCGGTGCTCAGATCATATTTCAAGAGAGATATGACCTATTCCTAAAAGCAGCAGACGCAAAAAGCGACTATAGAATCATAACTAAGTCTGGAAAAATGCTAGCATTTCAAAAAGACACCAACTGCGGCTGCGGATCCCGCCTTCGGGGTTGGAACGCGTATAAAACTATCTCTTCAATAAAGGATTCGATATGACACTTGACATTCTAACCTACGTTATCTTAGTTTTGGCTGCCTACCGAGTCACCCGATTGATTACAACAGATACTATTTTGGAAGGCTTCCGCAACTGGGTCTGGAGTAGACAAGACCCGGGAACTAAGATAGGCTATCTAATAAGCTGTAATTGGTGTACCGGATTTTGGGTGTCTTTGGCATTCATTCTGGCACATCTTTTAGTGCCTAATGCCACGTTTGTGGTATCATTAGTGTTATCGACATCTGCCCTAGTAGGTATTATTTCTTCAAAGGCTGAGTAACAGGGAGACCCCTTGGGAATTTTCAATAAGAACAGCAAAAACACACGTAGAGAATCTACTAACAGTCGCTTTAGGGCTTCGGTGCCTCGCACTGCGACCCCTGTTGCTCCAGGCATCTCTGTAGATTCTTTCGGTTTGGTTTATGCAGAGCCCGCGGCCTACAACACCCCTAGAGCTTTAACTGCAGCAGCAGCCCAGATAAAAATTGGTGACAAAACAGAGGCAGAGCAGTTTAAAGCTCGTAGACAGTCCGCTTCTTCGTCCTGGCAGACAGAAGCTTGGGAGTACTACGACGCGATTGGCGAAATTAAGTACGCTTTTAATCTTGTTGCTGCAGTTGTATCCCGTATTCGAATCTACGCAGCATCTGTAGACAACCCAGCCGAGGCTCCTGTTCCTGTAAATATCTCAGCGAACATAGATCCTCAGCTAGCAAGAGCCGCTGAGCGCGCATTGGCAAGACTTAACTCAGCATACGGTGGTCAGGCAGGTCTTTTGAAAGACGCTGCTCTAAATCTTCAGGTTACTGGAGAGTGCTACCTAGTTCAGGTTCCAGAACGTGTTGGCACTGGTCTTCCAGAGAGCTGGGACATGAGATCTGTAGATGAACTACAGCTAGACTCCAGAGGAAACTATGTCATTAGCCCAATTCGCGATGTTTCAGGATCTTCTTCCAACCAAACTTCAAAAAGTGCGATAAAACTTCCTAAGGACGCGTTTATTGGACGCATTTGGAAGTCTCACCCTCGTTACTCACTAGAGTCAGACTCATCGCTGCGCGGTCTACTCGATCTTTGCGCTGAACTTCTACTTCTTAACCGCACCTTCCGTGCAACTGCACGTTCACGCTTGAACGCTGGTGCTCTCTACTTGCCAGACGGACTGTCAGTAGCATCTTCTCCGGATCCAGACTACCCATACGATGAAGATGGCGAATACAACGAGCAGTATAACGCCGAGGAAGCTGCTGACGACTTCGAAGATCAACTAATCGACGCGATGACCACTCCGATTAAGGACGAAGACTCCGCGAGCGCCGTTGTCCCACTTATCATTCGTGGACCTGCAGAACTTGGCGACAAGATCAAGCAGTTTAAGTTCGAGCGTTCGTTTGACGCCAGCCTTGTGCAGCGTGCTGACCGAGTCCTTGAGAGAATCATGCAGGGTCTAGACGTCCCTAAGGATGTTGTAACAGGTCTTGCAAATGTTAAGTATTCAAACGCTCTACAGATTGACGAAGCACTCTACAAGGCTCACATCGAACCTCTAATGCTTCTTATTGTTGACGCTTTGACTGTTGTTTACTTGCGTCCATACCTAATTGCAAACGGCTATGACGAAGAAGCTGTAGCCAAGATTCAGGTTTGGTATGACCCAAGTCAGGTAGCAACCAGAAATGACAGAGCTACCGACGCAGACAGCGGATTCGACAAGATGGCAGTCTCCTACAACACATGGAGACGCGCGCACGGATTCTCAGATGCAGACGCACCTAGCCCAGCAGAACTTGCACTACGCCTTGTAATTGAGAAGGGTATGATCACCCCTGAGCTAACTCAAAGCATGCTAGAAGCGGTTGCGCCTGAACTTAAAGATCTTATTAACGCAGCAAGTCAAGCCAGCTCTGTAGCTCCTATGCCACCAGAGATTGAGCAATTGCTAGCTGGACAGCCAGTGGCTCCTGGAGCAGAGGCACCTACCGAAGAGCCTGCAGCAGAAGCCCCGGGTCTTGCAGAACCAGTAGCTCCTCAAGAAGGGCAGTAATAGTGGACCAGCCATCTAGCGTAGATCTTGCAAAGAAACTTGCTCATCTACTGTCTGACGTAGTTTCTCTGTCTTTTATTTCTCAGGGGCACCACTGGAACATTAAAGGTTTTAACTTTTATCAGTTCCACGCGTTCTTTGCAGAAATATACGAAGACACTTCTTCAGCGATTGATCCTCTTGCAGAAAACATTAGAAAGCTAGGATTCAATGCCCCCTATCTTCTAACTGACTTTTCCGAGATGACCTGCATCAACCAAGAACGAATTGACGGAGACGCCATTGAGTCTATTAATTCTTTAGTTAGTGCAAACAGTATTGTAACTAACTGCTACGCAGATGCTTTTGAGCTTGCAGAAAACTGCAACCAACCAGGCATTGCAGACTTCCTTGCTGGAAGACATGAGATGCACCAGAAGTGGCAGTGGCAGTTAGAGTCAACTTTAGGGATTAGATAATGTCTTCGTATTTAGAGTCTGCTTTTGGTGGAAACTCAAATATCTCGGGATACTCTTTAGTCCCAGAAGAGCAAGAGTTTGCTGACGCAATCCTAAAGGTTGCCAAAAAGTACGGAAAGTTTAACGACGACAACAGCGGTGTTTGGGTTGGGTACACTCCTGCCTCAGAGAATGAGGAGAACGCTCAGATTGGCGTTAAGTGTGGCAACTGTGTCTTCTTCATGGGCGGAAATGCCTGCCAGATCCTAGCTGAAGCAGTGGAGGAGAACGGCCTATGCCGTCTTGCTGTATTGCCAGATGGCGCAGTCACTGCTACAGCTGGCTCAAAGCCTGCTCCGAAAAAAGATCAAATCAAAGGATCTAAAAAGAACCCTAAAGGTTCGGCCGACGATGGCAAGAGCGTAACTTTCAACGAAACCATAATTACGTCCCTCAAGAACAAGGTAGAAAGCCACAACGAAAAGGCAGAAGCTGGCAGAAAAGCAACTCTTCCAACTCTAAAAGCTGTATACCGCAGGGGTGCTGGAGCTTTCTCTACATCTCACAGGCCTGACCAGAATCGCAACTCTTGGGCTATGGCCAGAGTGAACGCATACCTGCACTTACTAAAAACCGGATCTCCTAAAAACTCAAAGTACACAACAGATAATGACCTGCTACCAAAGGGTCACCCAAAGTCAACAAAGAAATAAAATACCGCATAATGCGGTAAACTTCTAGTAATATACTTTTAGCAAATACTCCTTTGCTCAGAAAGGCACCCACGTGAGCCAAGCGTTCGATTCCCTACTCGCTAAGATCGAGAACTACTACTCTGACGCGGATTACACCGTTCAAGACGCCGAGCACCTGTCTCGCATCGCTATCTCCGAATACGCTTCGACTCAGAATGCTCTAGTAGCTTCGGCTCGTCAACTTTCCAATAATTCAGTACAAAAAATTATTGACCTAACAATTAATAAGCACATAACTGCAGACCCAAGCGAGTGGATGCTCTTCGCAGCAAATGCCGTAGACAACGTAATTAACTACTCACAGCGCGGTGTACTAGCTTCTGGTCTTTCAGACTTTACAGACTTTTTACCAGTAGGTCACCCGTCAAGAACTAACCGCGGGGCTATGACCGCCTCTGCACTAAACCAGGCCACCGCGCTTTGGACTGCTGCAGACCCTCGCATTGCTTCTGACGAAGCTAGATACGACACATACAAAGCATACGCAAGCCAGCCAGGATCAGTTGAAGCAGACTACGCAGCGTATAAACTTTCAGCACTAGTTGCAGCAGGTTATGTTCCAGAAGACATTAGTCTTCCGATCACTGCAGCGTTCAGAATGAGCTTTGCAATGCGCTCCGCAATGTCTAAGGCACTTGCTGCTGTACGTCGTCGCCACCGCGATGGTAGATTCGCTGAAGAGTTTGGACGTCTAAAGGGATTCTTTAGCCGTGGAGACGGAAGCATTTTCTCTGAAAACGGAAGAATTGTTGGCGCTGAGCGTGGGACCAACAACTTTGAGGTAGAGTTCAGCGGATCCGACGAGATTCCAGATGGTATCTACACCATCGATGCAGCTAAGACAGATTCCGTTAAAGCTGTTCTATCTAAGCGCGCACTGAAAGGCGTTAAAGGAAAGCGCAGTATTGCAGTGCCGACTCAGGCAGAGCGAGACGCTGCTATTCCTCTAGACGAGTTTATAAAAACTAAAAAAGATGCACCAGAGGGTTGGACTAAGAACGAAGATGGATCTTTTACATCTAAGACAGGTCAGACACTACGTCAGGTAGACACTCGCCCTGAAGGTGACTACATGTTTGAAGGTGCTGGCGAAAGTGGTGCCGAAGATCCTAACGAACCGTTCTTTGAGTTAACTGACAGAGACGGCGAAATAATCGGTGTTGCTCAGGACTGGGCCGGCGCAAACAAAATTGCACTTACCTACGATGCTTTTGAAGAAGACAGCAAGCCAGAACCAGAAGAGCCAGGTCTCGACCAAGACGCTCCTGCCTCTGATCAAGAGGATCCTACAGCCATTGGAAAACCGGAAGACCCTAGAGCAGCTGCAATAGAAGATTTAGTATCCAACCTTGACTCTGCTGAAGCAAGAAGAGAATTTGAGCGCATGGAGCGGAGAGATGGCTCTTGGCTTGACTCAGAGCAGCCATCAATAGACGCGTATGGACCTGACGATAAGAATCTGAACTGGAATGCTGAGTACGACAAAACTACTAAGGACCTTATAGAAAAGATTTTTAGTGACCCAGCAGTTGTCGAAGCTCGTAATGATAGGCCACTAGCTAAAACGCAAGAGGGCGACCCTGAGGACTGGGAATTAGACAATTGGTACCAAGAAGTCGGCGCTGCAATTTCATGGGCAGCAAAAAAGTACGCAGAAGAAGCTGCACCGGGCCTCGACCAAGATGCTCCTCGAAGCTTAAATGAGCCAGAAGACTCCGCTGTTGACATCGGTCCAGACCTAGAGAGAACTGACAGCGGAGATTTAGAGTACTACTCTGACACTGCTGGTGCTGACATCTCTAAAGTTGGAGACAAGTGGCAGCTCGTCAAGAGCGGGTTTGAGGATATTGAACAGCACCCACGCGGTGTCTACCAGTATGAAGACACTAAGATGTTTGACTCCGAGCAAGAAGCCATAGCTGAAGCACAAAAGTGGATTGATTTAGGTAAGTCTTCTGACTTCTACGACTTTATGTATAACGACTGGTTTGATGGCCAAGCAGATGGCCTAGACCAGGATGCCAAAAACCCTAACTGGTTTGAAGACGCTATTGACTTTGATGCCATAGACAATCAGGATAGCTGGAAAGACCTAGGCGGAGGCTCCAGAGAGTACACCTCACCAGACGGAAAACTAAAACTAACTTTTGAACCAGACGGCGACTCGGACGGTGAGGGTGGACTTGTAGACGCCTCCGGAATTACTGTTGAGTACGATGGTCAATCTGTTGGCAGCTTTAAGGCAACCGAGCGCGACCTCACGTCTCCAGGAGAAGTTGCAGACGCCCTTAGCCGTACTTTAGCTGAAGCTAATTTTAATCCTAACGATTTAATAAAATTTGATGATTTTGGAAATTACGGCTTCGAGCGAGAGAGCGGTCTTGGCACAGTTTCTATCTCTAAAAAGTACGACCCAAACACTAAGAAACTCCAGTGGGAAGTAACTAAAGAAGCTCGCGACCTTATTGATGAGAACGTTGAGCACTCTTTCTTTGAGCAAAAAAAGTTTGACTCCTTAGATGACGCAAGAGCTTTCGCTGAAGAGTTTGCTCAGATTCTTAACGATGACGACAAATTCTCCAAATTCCTAAACGATGACTGGGCAGACAGAGACTACGACTACGGCTTTGACCAAGCAGGCGGATCTACGACAGATACCGTAAAGCAGCTTGCTGACGGATACAACATCACTCCTCGTGTAGAAATAGTTTACAATTCGAACACCAAGCAGTATGAGCGTTCAGTAAACTCGAACGAGTTTGAAGCAGACGGTGACTTCTACGACTTTGGTTCGGCAGTAGTTAACCTGTCTGAATATGCTCCAGGTAAATGGGTAGCAACTATCTTCTATGGAGATAGGGATGGCAGTGGCCAGGATACCCTTGAACTTGAGCAAGACTTCAACAGCCCCGAGGAAGCCTTCGAGTGGGTAGCTAACGGATTTGGTAAAGGGTTTGACAACTCTC